TAGCCAAGCACGCACCGGGGCACAACAGGCGGCATTCCAGAATTACGTCCAAGCCAACCAAGCGTTGCCTGGTCAGTTCGGTCAGGCTCCGAGTACGGCACAGCCGTTTTATCAGGCGGTGGATCAAGGCATTCCTGTCAATCTTACTAATACGTTTGCAAACCTTTATGGGTCGATGGCAGATTACCAAGCCAGAACCTATGGAGCGTACACTGCGGCTAAAGCAAGCCAGCCGACAGGAGCGCAACAGTTTGGTGCGATTGCTTCTGGTATTGGATCGCTTATACCCAATATAAGCATTTAAGGAGATTTATGGGTAAAATAAATTTAGATTTGGCGGCAATGTTCCCAGAAACTTTTGGGGATAAAGATGCATTGCGTAGGGCTGCATTGGGAGAGCAACTTCAGAATGCCCAATTGAATGCATACATACAGAATCAACAGGAAAAAGATGTAATAAGATCAAATCAGGTATTGCCATTTGAAGACTTCAAAATTGATGTGAACGGAGAACAGATACCATTTAAGGCATTGCCACCAGAGCAAAAAATGCAATGGGCAAAACAACGTCAAGTTGATTGGGAGCTTGAGCAATCCAGAAAGTTTACGAAGCATCAAGCGGACATGGCAAAGGCCGAAGTTGAGCTTGAAACAAATCTTCAGAAGAAAAGAGATATTGAAACAGCAAAATCTGGCGGAAATGTAAAACCTGGTCCAGATTGGTTGCCTGGAGCATTATTTGGAAAACCATACGCAGAGCAAACAAAGGATATTGAAAGAAAGATATTGGAAACAGAGCAAAAGCGTAACGCTGCTGGGATTCAGATGCAGGCATTGAAAGATACTCAAATGCCACAAAACTATGGAGTTCCCTCCGTAACAAAGCCCGCGCCACAGCAGCAGGCAGTACAACCACAAGCACAACCATTTGCCCAACCTCAAGCACAGCAGGCTGTGCCATCCTACAAGTCAAGAGACGAAGCTGTTCAAGCTGGCGCAAAAGCTGGTGACATTGTTTACATTCAAGGTGTCGGCAAAGTAAGGATGAGATAATACAATGGCAAGTCCCGACTTGGGGTTTGACATTATTGAGCCAGAGGTAAAAGAAAATCAGCAGGATGCTGGCTATGATGTAATTGAGCAAGAAAATGCTCAACCAACGCCTTCGGAACAATTCGAAGTAATCGAGCCAGACAAACAATACTTGTCACAAATTAAGCGAGACTATGTTTCGCAAGGTGGGAACCTGCTTGATGTATATGCTCCTGAGCGAGCAAGCCTGCTCACCACCGAGTTTAATAAAAATCTTCAGTCTGGCTTGTCTCAAGAAGAAGCAATGATTAAGGCAGCCGATGTCCTAGAGTCTCTTCCACCAGAAACTAGGCCAGATGGTTCTATATCCGCCGGATACGCTCCAACAGAGGAAGCCATCCAAAGGGGAATGATCCAACCAGCAGCGTTGCCAGCCGTTAGGAAGGCAATGAATGAAGGAGTCCTTACTGTATCGTCTGGATACGATAAGGAGAAAGGTGTTGGATTTGCGGTTGGAAAGGCAAGGGATGGAAGAGTTGTCCGTATTGAGGAAAAACCACCAACGCTTATTGGTGCATCGTTAAGGTCGGTTGGTGAGCAAATCATACCTGGAGCTAGTGCAGTTGCGGGATCAATCCTTGGAGGAATCGCTGGCGCACCAGCAGGTCCGGTTGGGATACTTGCAGGAGGATTAGCTGGAGGTGCTGCTGGATATAAAGCAGGAGAAATGGGGCAAGCTGGACTTGCAAGAATCTTGGCTGGTGAGCAAGGATACGCTGATTACCAAAGGATGCGCGAGGCTGACATTGCGATGTTCCCAATCACAACAAAGTCTCTTGAGATTGCAACGCCTATGGCTGTTGGTGCCGGGCTTGCGGGACCAACAAGAGCTATCGATAAATTCCAGCAATTGTTGCAACCTAAAGCTATTCCGTCATTGCAGGCAAAGCCGCAACCATCAGAGATTATTGGAACTATCGAAGGCCAACAACCAATACGCCCGGGCGTAGTCGGCGAGGCTGGATTTGAGTCTGGAACAGTACGGCCAGAGTTTAAGATGCCAGAAGTTCCAGAAGGATCTAAAATAGCTAGGACGGCAGAAAGGGTGTTGAAATCTGAAAAATCACCAGAGCCATTCAAAGCAGAAGTTGCGCTTCAGCCAAATACGGTAAGGCCAAATACTCCACTTGCAGCGATTAAAAACAACCTTGAGGAGTTATCCGATGACGAGTTAAATGTAATTGCAAGAAGAGGCATTTCATCTTCTTCTTATGACGAGTCTGAAAGAATTGGTGCAAATGCAATACTTGCAGCAAGACAAATTGATGCAGATCCAGCATCTGCTGCAATTAACTGGAATGAACTTACAAAATCGGGTTCTTTTGGAGGAGTATTGTTAAGAAATTTACAAGAATATTTGAATACTCCTGCTGGGTATTTGGCAACCATATCAAAAGCAGCAGAGGCAGCAAAAAGAAGTGTTCCGCAAAGCGTTAAAGATAATGTTCTTCGATTATTTAATGCAAGCAAGCAGGCAAAAACTAAATTAGTTGAAGCAGAAAAATTTTACAGATTAAATCCAACGGATAAGGCAGCCATTGACGCTGAAAATGCAAGAAATGTAGCCGCAAAAGCAGCAACTAAATTGCAAAGATACTCGGATAGTATTCTTCCTAAAAAAATTCTTGGAGAAACACTTCCACAAGCCATACAGCTTACGCTTTTAAGTCCGTTATCTCTCGTTAAGAATCCAGTATTTAACGTAGCCAGAGCAGTAGGGCAGCTTGGCGTGAGGTCACTAGCAAACGCTGGAGATGCGGTATTGAGTTTTGTTGCAAAACAGAAAGCTGTCTTGGGTGGAAAAACGCCAGAAGAAATAGCGAAAGCTGGACAAAGAACGATGATGCAATCTGCGCTTACAACAAGGGGCGCAATGATTCGCGGCACTGAAAAGACAAAGGAAGCAATTCGAGCATTCCTTGGTGAAGGTATTCCAGCATCTTCAGCTTTGGCTGGTGAGGGTGTGAAGGGATTTACGGTATTCAAATCTCTTGCCCAAGCATTTACGGGCAAGGATATGGTTACAAATGCAAAAGGAAACATCGCTTTTATTGATCGAGTGCGGAAGCTTACTGAGGGAATAATTGGACTATATACTGAGCCAGTAGGTAGGGCATTAACTCTTGGTGACGTTCCAGCCAGAGGGTTTGCAGAAGGCAGACTTTTGGCAGAACAGGCTATTTTAGCTGGAAAATCACCAAAGGAAGTTTTGGCAAGCGTGAGATTTCCAACGAAGACAGAGCTTAAAGGAATATCAAACAAGGCAGCAGAGGCAACATTTCAGCAGGACACAAAGCTTACGGCAGTAGTTGGAGTTGTTGCAAATGCGGTAAAGTCTGTTCCTATTGTTGGACCACTAACTAAAGCTGTAGTTGCTCCATATACAAAAACTCCAGTTAATGTTGTTACTGATGTTGTAAACCTGGCAGTACCTGGTCTTGCTTTTGCAAAGAGTGCATATTATGCAAGCAAGGGAGATAGAGCCAAATCGTTAGAGATGGCTTCAAGTGCAATTGTCGGAACAGTAATTGGAGGGGCGGCTGCTGCGTTGTATCGCGCTGGTGTTATTACTGGATCTGCTCCAAAGTCTCCAAAAGAACGTGGAATCCAATACGAAACACAGCCTCCAAATACTATCAATATGTCTGGCCTAAAAAGACTATTGAATGGAGAAGACCCAGCAATTCAAGCTGGTGACGAAATATCAAGCTATGAGAATTTTGGATACCTTGGAACAATCTTCAACGTGTACTCAAACGTATTGAGCAAGAATGAAGGATCTGGATTACTTGAGGATGTTCTTGATGTAACGCTCAAGGGTCTTCCATCCGTTGCAAGCTATACGCTCAACCAAACATTCTTAAAGAGTACAAACACTCTTCTTAATGCGATTTCAAAAGAAGATTATGACAGCTACCTAGAATCACTTTATGGAACAATATCATCAATACCATTCCCAAACACATTGCAAGCCTTCAATAAGGCAAGTCGTGAGAATATGATTGATGCAAAGACAGATGACAGCTTGCAACTTTTCGCAAATGTTTTGAAATCCAAGATGCCAGAGTTTGCACGCGAGGCGATTGGGGCGGAAGAGTTGCCACTCAAAAGGGATATGTGGGGAAATCCAGTTAAGCAGACTCCAGAAGGAGCAAATCCTTTTCTATATAATTTCCTTGATTTCACAAGGTCGAGAGTAGTTCCGAGCGATGAATCCAATCTAGCTTTATATAGGCTATGGAAGGAAACTGGTAATGCTGATGTGTTACCATCCGTTCCGTCAAGAAATGTTATGGATAAGAAAATTACCTACCAGCTTGATGAGAACCAGTACGCAATTTACCAGGAGTATGTTGGTCAAAGGAGAAAAGCTCTTGTGGATGGCTTGTTTCAAAGCGCAACATTTGATGGAATGGATGCAGATTTTAAGATTAAAGCCTTACAAAAAGCGTATGATCGTGGTGCTGAAGATGGTAAAAGGCAATTCCTAAAATACAATAGGGACTACTTGACACCAAAGGAGAAATAAAATGGAACGATATGAAAAGATGATGCAGGCCAATATTCCAAAACCAACAACTGCGCCACAGCAGGAGCCTGTTCGGCAAAAAGCAATTATTCAAAATCAACCGCAAGAATCCATACAGCCAAAAATTGATCTTGGATTTGACGTTATAGAACCAGAAGAAAAGCCTGCAACAAGCGTTTCAAATGTTGATTTGGTGAATGCAGCCAAAACCACAGTAAATTGGGAAGGACGAAGAGACAAGAAAGGCAATCTTTCTGTCTACGCCTTGCCTGCTGGTGATATGGGTGGAGATTATGAAGTAGCCGGAATCAATGACCGATACCACCCAGAGGCATTCAGAAGGATTGCGAGCTTGCCAGCGCAAGAAAGAGAGAGTGCAGCAGCTAAATATATTAGCCAGTACACAGCCCCACTTGTCTTGCAGCTTCCACAAACTATCCAACCATTTGCGCAGGATCTCGCGTTTAATCGTGGCCTGGGCGGTGCAACAAAGTATCTCCAAGAGGGATTAAACTTACTTGGTGTCAAAGTTGCTGTTGACGGAGCAATTGGGCCTAAAACTCTTGCTGCTATTGGTAGCGTAAATCCAAAACAACTTATGGTTGCGGCCAGCCAAGCTCAATTAAATGACGAAAGAGCAAGGGTTGCTGCTGATCCGCGAAGAAAGAAATTTATTCTTGGGCTTGAGAATAGAATTAACAATCGGCTTGGTGCTTTTGGTGGCTAATCATTCCGAATCATTTTCAAACACATAAGTTGATCCAGCCGTTCCAGAATAATACTCTCCGCACTGAACCTTTGTTCCATTCGATCCGTAGTAAAGGTATCCTGTTTTTGTCACAATTTCATTTCCTCCATAATAAACATCGCCGCATGAAGAATAGCATCCATTTGGAGTAAGTTTTAATATGCCGTTATCAACTATTAACCCATTTGATGTTATGGCCAATCCCTTGCCTCCGCTAAATACGGCATTGCCAGAATCATATACTCCACCCGCAAAATCATCCCCCATAACCGGTGCCACCAGCACCGCCATTGCAATTAGTATTCTTTTCATGTAAAAAGTCTGCGTGTTGCAACCATACATGTCAATCAAGAAATTATCATGCCGCCAGATTGGTGCGGTTGGTGTGGCTAGGGTGGTTGGTGCGTTGTTTCGCAATGGTTATAGCGTGCTGACACCATTGGAGGATTTTACCGGCTATGATTTGGTGGCGGAAAAAGACGGAAAATTTATCCGCATCCAAGTTAAAACCACAACCAAGCCGGAGGGCGATAAATTGTACTATCGTTTTATGACCAGCGGCGGAAGTGAGGGCAAGACCGCCTACACCAAGGACAAAGTTGATGTCTTGGTTTGTTGGGCTATGGATGAAGATTTATTTTGGATCATCAGACCACAGGATTGTCGCGGACCAACCAAGAAACTTTACCCAAAAACAGGATCATCATGGCGCATAATAAGCGATCTGTAAATCAATCCATCAAGGCGTGGCGTGCCCTTGAAAGGGCGTTAAATGACCTTGAATCATTTGAAGCTTGCGCCAAGTGGGTCATTGATAACCCACACATATCCAAGAAGTTATCTGGTGCAGGGTTAATGGCTGTTATGGCCGAGGATTTGAAGAAAAAAAAGCATTGACCTGAGTTTGACATTTGCCATAGCATCATGGGCATGGCAATCAACTCAAGACGTAAGGGAGCGGCGGGGGAGCGGGAATTAGCGAGCTACCTGCGGGAGCAGGGATGGCAGAAGGCTAGGCGTACCCAGCAGTACGCCGGTAATCCAGAGGGTGGTTCCGGGGATGTGGTATGCGACAATTTCCCCTTCCACATCGAAGGCAAGCGTTGCCAGCAGATTAAACCCGAAGAATGGATGCGGCAGGCCAAAGCCGATTGCCCAGCCAACAAAATTCCATCCGTATTCTTTCGGCGTAATGGCGAGAAGAAGTGGCTAGTCATCCTCCAGGCCGATGATGTTTGCGAGATTGCCCGTCACATTGCCCCGCCAAATTTGAAGATTGACATCGTTCACCCAGCCCCTTATTGCACAACAGTGGCACAAGGAATTTCAATAACTTCACCCACAATACAACAACAACCAACCATCAATAAAGGAGACATGATATGAGCCTAACCATCAGCGCAACTGAATCGAAAAACGGAGAACGCCAACTGCCCGAAGCGGGAGCCACCATTGGGGTGTGCTTTAGCATTGTGGATCTTGGCACGCAGAAAACCAACTGGGACGGAGACGAGAAGTGGACCCCCAAGGTTCGCTTGGCGTTTGAGCTTCCCGACCATACCATTGAAGGAGAAGTGACCGAGAACGGCAAGACCACCAAGGTGACCAAGCCCATGGTCGTCAGCATGGAGTTGACCCGCAGCCTTGGCGAGCGTGCAACGCTCCGCAAGCACTTGGAGACCTGGCGTGGCCAGAGCTTCACCAGCAAGGAACTGGCAGCATTCAACATGAAAAACCTGCTAGGCAAGGCGGCGATGCTCACGCTGGTCCGCAAGACCAGCCAAGCCGGGCGCGAATATTGCGCCATTCAAGGTTTGGCCAAGCTGCCCAAGTCGGTCAAGGCTCCTACCACCACCGAGAACACCCAGGTGTTTTACGAGATTGAGGAAGGCAAGGGTGGTGCATTTGCAGATATGCCTGAGTGGTTGCAGGGCAAGATTCTTGAGAGCAAGGAGTTGTCCGGTGCGGTTGTAGCGCCAGTCAAGGCCGTGGATAACATCGCCGCTGACGGCAGCACGATGCCATTCTGATGTCACTCACAATAACATCAAAAGAGCCTAGCCAAACCCGTCTGGTCGCTACTGACCAGGCGGGTCATTGGTATACCGAGAAAGGCGAGTCAGCGCACGTTGTCATTGGAAAGAATGGGAACGAGCGTAACACCACGGTTGCTGATGCCCGGAAGATGGGGTTACTCCCGTCCGTTACAAGCGTGCTTGGCATCATGGATAAGCCTCAACTCACGGCATGGAAGATCGAGCAGGCCATCATGTCATCGCTCACGCTGCCCAAAGAGGATGGTGAATCTTTGGAGGATTACGCTAGGCGCGTAGTCAAGGATTCCAAGGAATCCACGTCCAAGGCAGCCGAGCATGGTACTCGTATGCATGAGCAAGCAGAGAATATCCTCATGGGCAGAGCAACATGCAAGGACGCCGATCTACAGCCATACATAAAAACCTTCAAGGAATGGGCGGAAGACAACGTAGAGCAAACCTACTGGTGTGAAAAGGCGCTGGTAGGCGCAGGCTACGCTGGCCGGTGCGATGCTTACGTCCGCTTGAAGGGAATTGGGGACGCTATCATCGACCTAAAGAATAGGAAGGTTAACCCCAAGTATGATCCATTCTACGATTCTGATTGCGCCCAATTATGGGCCTACAGGATCGCCTCCGACAACCCGAAATGCGCTTGCGTTTCGGTGGTCTTGGCGGCCAATGACCCGGAAACCTTGGTCATCCATCGCTGGTCGGATGAAGAGTTATACGAGGCCGGTATTGCCTTCCAAGCCATGCTCAAGGTATGGGCTTGGTCCAAGAAGTACACCCCACCGGGGATGAAGCTGTAATGGAAAACCCTCCCACAATTTCAGAGATGGGTGATGCCGCCTCAGAGATTGTGTGGAGGGTGATGGGCAATGGGTCCGCCAAGTCTGCGTATGGCGAGTGGTTCTGGAAAGACAAGCCAACCTACGATTACCATATTACGCGCTGCATCAAACACGCAGTCACCGCCCAGCAGCAGATCCACCTAAACCATCCATGCCCGGACGAGTCGGAAGAGAATGCGCTTGACCATCTTGAACGCGCCGTGGTAAGAGCTTTGTTCGCATGGATGCAATTAAAGAAAGGACTACCTAGATTATGAGATGGATTAAGAAAGAAATTGATGAGGACGGGAAAACGGGTTGGGCTGTTTATTATGACGAGACGGGCGAAGGGAATCAGGAAGAGTGGAAGCACAGGGATACTTACGAAACAAGGGAAGAAGCTGTTGCCGCTTGCCGTATTTTTGAATGGGAAGATTACGATTGCAACGACAAATGAAGCTTGTCTTGGCATGGATTTGCTACTGGATCGGTGATCTCATCAGCATTACCATCATGCGTTATGGGTACGGCTATTCACTTTACAACAAGTTAATGCTTCTCAGCAGCGATCTTGACGATAATGGAGTTATCTGGAAATGAAGAAAGCACTCGTCACGCAGGCATTCGGAGAGAAGTGGCACAAGGTGCTAGAGCTAACCAAGCCGCGCATGGAGTCTTACTGCAAACGTCACAAGATTGATTTGATATCATTTGAGAAGCCGCTGGTCGAGCCTGTGCAATATAGCAAGCTGGCAATCGGAAACATCATTGCCACCAAGGGATACGAGCAGGTGACGTTTCTGGATTGTGACGTGCTGGTGGCCGAGGATTGCGAGGATATTGGAACGCTGTTGGAGCCAGACTGCACCTTCATGGCCTTGGACGAGGGTGCTTATCTTGACCGCAAGCCGGGTCTAAAAGGATTGGCTGATGCCTTTGGGTTTGTTCCGGGATTCCAGCCTAGTTTCTATTTCAACACCGGTGTGTTTGTCATTACGCCCAAAGCAGTGGGCGCACTTAGCCAGCCGCCGATTGGCCTATTCCCAAACCACTTTGCCGAGCAAACCTGGATGAACCTGCAACTTCACTTATGGTCCACGGCCACATGCAACCTTGACCCAGCCTATAACTGCATGACCAGCGTTGAGGAACATTTTGGGCTGGATCGCTATAAGGACGCACAGATCATTCACTACGCAGGGCAAAGTGCGGATCTTGATAGGCTGATGAAAGATATTAAGGCAGACGATGCAAAGCTGAAAGAACTTGGCCGATGACACCAGTGCGAGTCCAACGGGAAGACGGCAAGTGGCGTGTTACCACCATGGCCGGTAACCCGATTGGACCGCGCTTGTGGGGTGCGGTGCCGCCCAACGGCCTGCCATCCATCGAGGATTTGTTTGACGACAAGGGCAAGGCTCAGGACGCAGCCAACCTATGGAATGCCTATGCCATCTGGTGCCAAGACCGCAGCGGAAAGCGGAAACGCCGATGATTTCAGCGCAATTCACCAGAGGAGATCAGGATGACAGAATCAAACAGCTTGCAGGAGAAGTCGCCATCCGAGCCATGCAGGACATACGGCTATTACAGCGCAGAGGTGTGCTGGATGGACTCAGGGTCACCAAAAACCGCATTGGTAAACTTTCGGATTGCAACTGCTACCGGGACGTTAAGGAAGTCAGGTCACTTGTGCGGGACATCAAGAACGGGACGGTTTTATTCTGGTGCAAGGTTGCGGGAGCCATGATTGACCAGGCAACCCTTAACAGGGTGATTAAGCGTGGGATCAAAAATGTTAATTGAGTACGCAAAGTTTGGCCTTGACTGCATTATTCAAATTGGAATCATGGTCGTCTTATGCGGAATAACCGTGTCAATGATCGGACTCTTGGGGGGCTTCATATTCTGGCTCTTCGACCAGGCGAGAAGGGAAAAATCAAAATGGGAGGATTAGGTCAGATCAAGATCCTTGCCGAGCGCAAGGTTGAGATGGTCGAACTGGATATTGAGGTTGACGATGTGACCAAGGATAAGGTGTGCCATGCTGCTTTGCGCGAGATCACCAGCGATGGTGATGCCTTGTTTAACTATGGATTTAATCAGGCTTTGAATAGATTCATTCAAACAAAAGGAAAGAAATGCACACGGAAAAGTTCAAACAAAAAGTCCTCACGGCGGTAACCGTACCCAAGGTATTAACCTCCTCGCAGTGCGAGTTGGTGATCCATGATGCCAGCCAGATTGGGATGAAGCGCGCCCCGGTTTTGGCCAAGGACGGCACACGTGTCAAAAGCTGGAACCGAACCTGCGCCTCATGTTGGGTGCCAAAATCAAGTATGTTTGAATGGCTCTACAGCTATGTGGCCGCTGTTACTGACGAGGTGAACAACGAACATTATCAGTTCGACATCACAGACATGCAGCAACTGCAAGTCTTGCGCTATCGCCCAGGGCAATGGTTTCGCTGGCATTTTGATGCGATTGAAAGCCAAAAGGATATACGCAAAATGACAATGGTTATCAATCTCTCGCCAGCCAGGGGGTACATTGGCGGTGGATTGCAGGTGGATGGCAACTGGCATAACGTGGAACACGCAAGGGAGCAGGGATCTGCCAGCTTCTTCCCGGCGTGGATGAAGCACCGCGCCAAGGCTCCGATCTGGGGTACCCGATGGGTGCTGGTGGCGTGGATTACCGGACCTGCATGGAGATAGATACATGGCGTATATACAATGAGTCATTCTTACAATCTGAAAATCTACAACGGGCGGGTTAAGATTTACGTTGACGACCACGTGATGTTTTCGTTCAACCAGATAGATTTTAAGGGCTACTACGCCTACAAGGATGACACAAGCCTTTACGGGATTGATGTCTATTTGATCGAAAGCAGCGGCGGGTCGGGCGGATCGGCAACAATGGAAATTTATTTCAAGACCAAAGAGAATTGGCTTGGAGTTCTCGAACTTATGGATAGACATCTCTAATGTTTTTCTACGAGGAAATAGACCGCCGCCACATAGATGCGCTGGCCGACATTCTGGAAGACAGCGATGTTGCTCCGGGCAAGTTGATGGGCAATGAGGCGGGACCGCTGGCGTGGATTATGAATCAAATGTTATACGACAAATTTCATGGACACGGCTGGGAGTTGGATCTCCTAACCGGGAGGTTCATACAAACAGGAGAATAAACAATGCCATTAGGTAAAGACATTGGAAAGAATATCCGCGAGCTTCGCGCGGACAATAAGAAGAAGGGATCGGCTCGCGGTGCTGGCGGCACGCCTCGCAGCGAGAAGCAGATCCTGGCAATCGCACTTCGCTCGGCTGGGGTAAAACCCAAGGCCGGTGGACGCAAGTTCAAGATGAAGGGCTAATGATCGTTTCGGAGACGCAACGCCTGACGTGGCAACGTGACATCCTTGGCGAGGCCAGAAGACAACTGGTTACGCTAAGGGCAAGCGTTGGCCACGGGCAGGCAATCGAAATAAACAATATCCTTGCGCAACTGGACAGCGCAATGGTAATAGCATGGGAAATCATAGGAAAGGAAAAGAAAGATGAACACACTGGATCAAATCAATCCAATACAGATACTGACGGCCAGGGTAAATAGCCTGGAAGCCGCCACCCGCCGACTAGAGGCGGCAAGGATGGAGTTGCACGCCAAGATGGCCATGATGATGGAAATGAAATCCATCCCAGAAACTAAGGAACTTAAAATATCCGAATCTGTAAAGATGGAAGGCAACTCGCCTGATGCGGTGGATAAACGATACCGCATCTGGCAGGTGCTTTACGAGAATGGCTACACGGTGTCGTCCATCGCCCGTGCCTGGAATACGGATCGTGGTGCCATCCGGCACGCCAAGATGCAGGGATGGAGGTCGAGGTATTTGAGCAAATGAAATATGTTTCCGTATGCTCAGGAATCGAAGCTGCCAGCATGGCTTGGGAGCCATTGGGCTGGGAGCCGGTTGCATTTTCAGAAATCGAACCATTCCCGGCGGCGGTGCTGAAGCACCATTGGCCGAAGGTTCCAAACCTAGGAGACATGACAAAACATGAACAATGGACAATACCAAGCGGATCAGTTGACCTTCTGGTCGGAGGCACGCCATGCCAATCCTTCTCAGTCGCAGGACTTAGGCAGGGACTCAAAGACCCAAGGGGAAACCTCATGCTTACCTATCTTGCAATCGCTGAACGTCTCAAACCTCGATGGCTTGTCTGGGAAAACGTCCCCGGTGTCCTGTCGTCTAACGGAGGAAAAGATTTTGGTTCCTTCCTCGGAGCGTTGGGGGAGTTGGGGTATGAGTGGGCGTACCGAGTCTTGGACGCTCAATGGTTCGGAGTGGCCCAAAGACGCAGACGTGTGTTCGTTGTCGCACATCTTGGAGAATGGAACCTTGCCGCAAAGGTTTTATTTGAGTCCGAAAGCGTGCGCCGGGATACTCCGCCGAGCAGAGAAGCGGGGCAAAGAGTTGCCACCGATGCTAAGGAAGGCGTTGGAAGCCGTGACGGAATAGGTGCATTTAGAATGCAGGCTTTTGGCGAGTATTCCAATGATGGAACTGCATCAGCAATGAAGGCTAGGGATCACAAGGATGCTACAGATTTGGTTGCGGAGACGCTTATGGCAACTGATTACAAGGGACCCGGACACAATCGGGATCATAATTTTATTACTGAGCCAGTAGTAATTGATAGGGCAGCATTCAATCAAGGACAGAACGCACAATACAGACCACACATAGAACACAGCGAAACAATGGATTCGCTTGTGGCAAGAGGACCGCACGCCGTCCTCTACGAAAACCACCCCAACGACAGCAGAGTAACAGGACCGCACGATGTTGCTCCTAGTTGTGTGTCACGATACGGAACTGGTGGTGGGAATGTGCCTTTGGTGCAGGAGGGTGTTGACTTATACAACCAAGCCTTAACTGGTGATGTGCATTGTCCGCTGAGGACTGCTGGTGGGCATGGTGCGCCTGCGGCGTTGGTGCAGGAGGCGGTGGCGTTTACCACCGAACAGACGCCGAAGTTTAACAAGGAGCAGGCACTAACCCTTACCAAGCAATCTCCATCAGGAGGTGGGCAACCACAGTGTGTGATGGCAGTTGATACCTATAACCACGCACTGCAAGAGATGGCCGTGCCAATTAGATCAACCGCTTCAGACGTTTGTCATACTGGTGGAGTCATCAACCCTATTGACCGAATGGCAGTACGCAGACTCACGCCCAAAGAATGCGAGCGACTTCAGGGGTTTCCAGACGACCACACGCTTATCCCCTGGCGCAATAAGCCAGCTGATCAATGTCCGGATGGGCCGAGGTACAAGGCGCTGGGCAACTCGATGGCCGTGCCGTGCATGGCTTGGATAGGGAAAAGGATTGACGCAGTAGAACGCAACAATAGAAAGGATGGCCAATGAAACTCTGGACAAACCAAACCAACTCAATCCACAAGGTAGATGACAATATGCTGCACGTCCGCAATACCTACGTCCTGCCAGACGAACTGACAGGACCAACCTGGGACGATTCAATCCCCTGCCCGCACAAGATTAAGCCATATTACAAAGGCCGTGCAACAGGCGGAGCCACGGCGGTCTACCGCGCTGGCGCAATCGGGGATGCAATCATAGCAACGGCCTTCGTACATTATCTTGTTCAAGAGTCGGGCGGCGTGGTGGATGTTTACGCACCAGCCAGAAACCTTCCTCTCTACGCTGGGCTGGGTGCCAAGTTGTGGCCGTTGCCTTGCTCGCTTGAGGCTTGGGACAGCTACGATGCCCACCTGCCCACGGATGATTTGTTCAGCGGTCAGGTAGGTAACACAAAGCTAGGCACCGGTCCTGGCAACTGTTACAAGCGGATCTATGAATGGATGGGGGTATGGGACGAAAAGACGATGGCCAAGTACTGCCGACCCTATCTCCACCTAATCGAACCAGATCACAACGAGCTAAAGGAACTTGGCAAGTGGCCGCTGCCAGTTCCCTACTTCGCCTATCATGTCAGCAGTTCCGGCCCGACCCGCACCTACCCACCAAAGATGGGACAGGACGCTGTGCTGGCCTTGCTTGAAGCCCACTCGCACCATCACGCTGTCATCATTGGACTGGACAACTCCAACAACTTCAAGGTGGATCATCCCAGGGTGATTGACCTGTTCAACACGACCAAACAGATCCGCTCGCTGTTCCCGATCATATCAAACGCAGACTTCGTTGTAGCACCGGATAGTTCGGTAAACCACATTGCGGCGGGGCTGGACACGGCTTGCGTGTCGCTGTGGGGGTCATATCACCCAGACGACCGCATGACCTACTACCCAAAGAACGTATCGGTGTTCAAACCAGATACCTGTCCACACGCTCCATGCCGTCCGCATGCGGGTCTACCGCAGGCTAAGTGCAAGGATGCTAGCAACAAGACTAAGGGGACGCAATACTTCTGCAACGCACTCCGCAACATCACGGCGGAGGATATTGTCGCCGCTTCGCATAAGGCGAGGGAGTTGGAAGATAAGCAGCACGAGGAGAACAAATGAAAAGAATACTATCAGAAACATTTAACATTATGTTTGTAATATGTATGCTTATCTTGCCGATATTGTATACATTGAAAATAATCACTTGTGCAGCAGGAATAACCAAGATTGATTGGTTTGACGCAATATTTTTAATTGGATACACATTCTTATTGAGAGATCAAATCTAACTCAATCCAGCGCATGGTACGCAAGGAGATCTTGCGGCGGGATTCCCTAGTGTGTTCTCCCCTTGAAACAAAGCTGGGTTTTAATTTATGAGTGAATCCCAACGTCACGCCGAAGCGATAGTCGGTAAAGTCGATTGGCAGTCCGAGAATCACGGGCTGTGCCATTGCCCAGGGGAAGCGGCTCACACCAGCCACACCAGACTGCGCGACACCACCGTGTTCGTGGATGGTGTACCAACGATCTTCTGCTGGCATTCTTCATGCCAAGCCTGGAGGGATGAGGCCAACCGAAAGCTGCGCCGAGCCATCCTCAAGGATTTTAACATGGCCGCGCCGATGTCTGCCGGTACATCCATACCAAGACCCTTGGTAATCCAGAAAGACCCAGAGTCAGAGATCCTTGACCGCATCAAGACCATCGCTGAATCAAACAAGCAACGCTACCTCACCCACTACAACTGGGACCCAGCGGATATGTATGAGGAGAGTCCGGTGCAACTGGAGACACCAGAGGAGCAGTACCTAGCCTTCCTGTCGCTCTTCCGCGATGCCGACATCACATGGATCGGGGACGTGAAGGATAGCGGCAGGCATCCGCAGAACTTCCGCAGGGTGGAGGAGTGGAGAGAGTTGTCACTGCCAGTTGGTCAGTTTACGACCGGAGCAGTGTTTGTGCCAGGAACTATTAGCAGGTCTAATGATAAGGTGGATAAACGCTTATACCTGGTGGTGGAGTCCGACACGCTGACCAAGCCACAGATGGGAGCGGTCTTCCAGGCTATGCGCGATCTGTTCCGAATGAAACTATATGCCGTGGTCGACACGGCGGGGAAGAGTTTGCACGGGTGGTTTGAGATGCCGCCAAAGAAAGAATGGGAGGAGCAATTAAAAGCTTTCCTTGTGCCGTTGGGATGTGATCCTGCAACTTTCAAGCCCAGCCAACCCGTAAGGATTCCTGGGGCTAAAAGAAACGAAAAAACACAGAGCCTTCTTTGGTTCTGCAAGGAGGGGAAATGATAGAACCAGCAGTCAGTTTAGGGGTGAAGCAACCGGTGGACCAGTGGCCGCCGATTAAATCTTATTCAGAGTTAATGCGGGAAGCACTACAGGAGCCACAGATTTTAATTGAAGGTATACTGCATAGAGGGGGGAAGCTGCTTTTGGGCGGGGGAAGCAAGTCATACAAAAGCTGGGCGTTAATCGACCTAGCATTATCCATTTACTCAGGCAGTCAGTGGTGGGGACAGCAGTGCCATAAGGCCAAGGTGCTATTCATTAACTTTGAGATTCAAGAGTGGAGTTTCCGCAACCGCTTGGCGGATGTGGTGAAGGCCAAGGGGTTGACGGATGAGCAAGTGAAGGATTTTGACGTGTGGACGCTCAGGGGCCACGCTGCCGACTTTAGCCTCATCCGACCTCTAATTGAGAAACATATCGATGGGAAGGGCTATCAGGCGATCATTTTAGACCCAAATTACATGCTGATGGGGGAGAAGGATGAGAACAACGCCGGTGATATGGCTACCCTAATGAATGAATTTGAGGCACTGGCGGTGCGCCATGACCTTTCAGTGATACTAAGCCACCATTTCAGTAAGGGCAATAAGAGCGGGTCAGAGTCCATCGACCGCTTCAGCGGGTCTGGGGTCTTCGCCCGGAACCCGGACACCCTGGTCGTCCTGACCGCCCATGAAGAGGATGAACGCAGCTTCAGTTGCGAGATTACACTAAGGAACTTCCCGCCGGTGGATAGTTTCGTCATTCAGTGGCACTACCCTATTTTCAAGGCTAATTACGCACTGAACCCAGACAAACTGAAGCGTCAGAATACGCACAAATCTATTGATGATAAACGCCTTCTGTCTGAAATGGGTAGCAAGGATTGGGTTGCCAACCAGCTCGTGAAGCACCTTGCAGACAAGCTTTCAGTCAGTGAACGCACTATCTACAAGTACATTGAAAGACTCACCAAGGCAGGAAAAATACTGAAGGAGAACGGGTTATATACTGCAAATCAGGCTGAATTCTGAACTGAACGCAGTGCTGAAAATTTACTGAAGGTTACACTATGAAGTCCATTATATATATAAAACAATACAATCCGCGAAGGTGAAGTAGAGGTAGGACTCCTTAGTCCGTCCTACCCCTACCGCTACGCTCTTCACCGTAGCGTTTTCCATGAAGGCAAGAAAGGCCGTTCAGCACACCATCGGCGTTTACCGATGGGGGTTGGGGAGTTTGCGGGTCATGCTATACTAACCACATGAAACAAGGTTTATACGCAAACATCAACGCCCGCCGCAAGGCTGGGACTAGCAGGCCCAAGTCAAAGTCCACCATTAGCCCGCGCACCTGGAGGCTTATGAAGGCCAAGAAGGGTGGGTTTGCCCCTAAGTGAATAAAACCGGCTTGGCTTGGGCTTATATTGAACTGCTGCTGACCGAGAACAGCAGGCTTCATAAGACCATTGGCCTAGTCGATAGGTTCTTTGGGGATGTTCTGGCTAACTGTAGCCATGAGGTCTACCAGGCGAACATGAATGCGCTGACGGATGATTTGGAGGAACTAGGAAGGTTCCTAGACAAACATCAACGAAACATTAAACTACTAGCGGACCAATTAAAACAATGAGTGAACTACCATGTAACAAGCCGGTGCGCACCCAAGGTGGGTCAAAGAAGTTCCGCGTCCGGGCGTGCCAGAATGGAAAGTCCAAAACCATAGGCTTTGGCGACCCGAATATGACCATCAAGAAGTCTAACCCAGAGCGCAGGCGTAGTTTTAGGGCCAGGCATAAGTGCGATTCTAACCCGCCTAGCAAGATGACGGCTAGGTATTGGAGCTGTAAAAAGTGGTGAGAGAGGCCAAAAAGAAGCGTTTAAACCTATCAAAATCGCGCCAGGATGCCATTTCTAGGCGTTTTGGTGGCAAACATGATGCCGTAGACCTTCCAGTGGTCAAATTTAAGGTCGAGAAGCTACCCATGCCTACCCTACCGTTAGGCAACCGCGCCTGCTGTTGTAGGATAGGTCGCTAGGCTTCCGTTTGACATATCCCTTATAGGACATGCGACTTTACAGCGTCCTTATAGAGCCTTAACGCTCCCGCTTAATAGCTGTCCTACCGTTTTCTAGTCGCCATTTATCCCAACGCTCCCGTTGTGCTTGGGCTACCGTTTGGTAATGCTCCCGCGAAAGCTTGCGTGCTTTGGTGGGGCCGGTAACGCTCCCGCCTTTTCGTCCCATGGCTGAAAAGTATTCTTTTAGGATCTGTTCTTTGGTCATGTTTTGATGCGTTCCTTATAGGTGGCTGCGCTGCCGTTTGTAAAGGCAAACCAGGCTAAGCTGCCGTTTGTAGAAAAATACCCCGCCCAAGAATAGAACTTGAGGTAGTTTAATTACTAGGCGTTTTTATTCCTTATTTTTGGGGAGAAGAATTGATTGCCATTTATTAGGCACTGGCTCGTTATCCCATTCCTTAGGGAAAAGATATTTCCTTGGATCTTCATCGTCATATTTCCATGCGTCTTCAGACAATACATTCATCACTATATTTCCTTTCTTTTCTGTTTATTAGGATTGCCCAGGCTATCGCCCGGATCCATCCTCCGCTCTCCCCTTGTGAGGGAGAGACGAGGAAAGACTATTTCCTAAGCATAAAGGCCACCCAAGAAGCGAGAACCGCTCCGAGGATGAGGCCGTGAGCAAATGCGATTGCGATGTTCATTTCACCAAACCTCCTTTCTGATTGTATATTCAGTGATTCCCATAAACCGCTTCCATCGTTCCGCCTTTTCGTATGTTTCGAATCGGCAGACGAAGGAGCCAGCGCGGGAGTAGATAGCGTAGCAGATCATGAGTTTACCTTAGCCATGTTTCCAACGTGCTTTTTGCTGGCCCCATGGGGAATGAATCCAATAATTACGGACCTATCACCACGGGAACAAAGTTGACAAGTTGAGCACGTTACCCCTTTCCTGGTTTGCGCCGGGCAAACTACAACGCGCCTACCTTGCGGCGTTTGGGTATTGTCTTCTATGCCTTGGGGAAGGATGGTGACAACGGGACCAATATTCAACGCGGCGAGTTTATCGGCATGACTCAAACCATTCGCCGACAAGTTAACAACGAATCCTTCACGGTTTGCGGCCGCAATGGCGCGGCGATTGCTAGCAACTGGTCCGCTCTGCTCATCTAGTACCGGTTTATGAGTATATGTAAACCCGCGCCGGCCACGATTCGCGCGCGCAAGCTTACCAAGCAACGCGCCGCTAACGTGGTTATTGTCACCAGGAAGATCGCCAACCTGGTTATGTCGCCATATTTGACCAATGGGGAGAGCGGCAATCTTTTCGCATAGTCCATCGAACGTTGTCCCGCGGTCCGCGCGGTCAACGGCGGACCAATGCCATGACAACGGGCCGCCCTCGCCATAACATCCTTTCCCGCCGTTTGCCTTTTTCAACGGACAAGCATCCGGGCATGTACTACGTCCGGACGTTGTAACCGGGATAGGGCCGGTTTTAATATTCGATGACGACAACGTCAGGTGAACCATAGGCGGCGCGTCATTCCATCCCACTATGCGCGGCGACTTCACGCTAACCCCCATACTTTCTGCTTAATCCACGCGAGAACATTATTGGAGTAATAAGGAGTGGTGAATTGGGTTAAGAATTCTTCAACCTGCCGCTCATGGATTCTGCCGAACGCTGAATGATCAAGCAATTCATCCGTGAAATAGTCGCGAATTTCAAGCTTGACCAATTCGCCGCATGACTTGGCGCGGATGACTCCACCCGCGCAGTACTCGCCTATCTTCCATGTTTTCGTTCTCTTTGTCATGTAATTTTCCTCCTGGTTTGCTTTCTTTTACCCTTGGCATCCTATCGGACTCCCTCGGGCTTGTGGCAATATCGCAACGGGCTTGCATTATGTCAACGTATTTTTTTAAACTTTATTCGTGCTAAGTTGGGGCGGTGGAAAACTTGCCCAGCGATAAGGCTAGAAACGGCCGCCCATCAGCATACGATGAAAGCATCGCGGGAAAGATAATTGATGGCGTTCGGACCGGCTTGACCCTTGAGCGCGCGGCAGAGTTGGTGGGAATGAATCCCGGGACCGTGCAAGGTTGGACCACAAAACGCCCAGAGTTTGGCCGCCGCGTGAAAAAAGCCAGGCGAGAGCATGAAGTAAGCTTGTTGCAATCTATAGAGGCGGCCGGCGAAAGATCATGGCAAGCAAAGGCGTGGATACTCGAGAGAGCGCATGGATATGCGCAGCCGTCAAGCCGTTTATCTTTAGATACTTCCGTGACGCATAATGCGGGGCAAGGCTTTGCTCAACTCCTCGCTGGCCTTGCATCCCGCAGAGCGGAAAAGAAAGCGCAAGTGATTGAGGCTGAGGAGGTTAAGGCATTGGAACAATCTAAAAGTAAATACAATAGCTATTGTCCGACAAATGAGATGCAACCTATTGTAACACCAGTGCCTGGTCAAAACGAGGAAAGGCATCGCCGTAGCCGTCATGTAAGGATGAAACGCCGCAAACCAAGGTCAAAGGCCATAGACACCACGACGCCCCCTGCCGACCCCCCAGCCGCCATTTAATTCGCATATACCCCCCTAAGTAATTCTGCCACAAAACAAAAAGAGGTCTATGGCCAAGCGTGTTCCCAAGTCCGCCCAAAAGTCTCCAGAAGAACTAATCCAAGAGCTACTTCGCCCGGTGCCTTTCGCAGATAAAGTATTGGGACTCAATCTATATGACTGGCAAAAGAAGGTATTGGCAGATTTAGAGCCTAGAGACTGTCGGGTGGCGTTGCGTGCAGCCAACGGTTCCGGAAAGACCAGCACCGTCATTTCCAGCATTTTGATATGGCACGCGCTCGTTTACCAGCGTTCCATAGCCGTAACAACCGCCGGTGTTTTCCGCCAAGTCGAATCCCAGC